TCTTCATAGAATGCGATTTGTTTTCTGGTCCAGAGTCCGATCAGGTCGTCTCCACAGATCTTAAATGATCCGATAGGCGCTCCTGCGGCTCTGGCTGCAAAGAAGTTGAGAATAGATAGCACTGTCCATGTTGTACCTAAACCCATATGCGCTCCACGAGTAGTCACACGGTTCTTGTGTGGCCCCTCGTTGTTGATGCGGTAGGGTTCGAGACAACGCAGTGCGCTCATAATCTCGGCATGTTGTACCCCAAGACCCTCGAGGATTCCCTTGAGAGCAGCCTGACCCACTGTGTGATCTATCCAATCGGAAGCTGCGGTCAAGTCCGCGCTGTAAAGCACGGCTTGATCCGATTTGTTCTTCAGCTCGATTGTGAGATTACGGAGTGAGTCCCTACTAACCAGTGAGTCCTTTAGGACTGGTAGTAGGTGACGGGAAACACAGCGACTATAGTGCGTGACATAGGCTGGGTGAGACGATACAACTCGGGTTTTATAACCCCTTTCCTTGATGGCATTTACTTCCACTCCGTGGAGGTAAGTTCCTGCCAATTTTGGACTGTTGTATGTCAAGAACCTGGCTAATCGATATGCACGCAAGTTGCTGAGTTCCTTTCGGCTGTATCCCTCAGGGGTCTCTTGCTTGAACTGTATCTTCTCGGATGCGGCGACTTGTTCTCGTCGTCGCGCAGCTTCTGTTGGTGATAGGAGGCGGTTGAACCATGGATTCTTAAGACGGAGTACGGTCTTGTCCTTTTGCAGCTCCGTTGGGTAAGTAGTGATACTACCATCGGGATGCATATGACCGACTCTGCCATGTTCAATTCTTCGCCTTGTCACCTCCTCTAGAGTTGGGCCGGTGTTTGCCACCAGTGCAGGGAGGACGGGGATTGGCTCTCCAGGGCACCATCGTGTGCCCTCGATTTCCAACCACCCGCCACCACGAATGTTGTCGTGGTGGAATTCGCTCTGAATTTCCACTCGACCTGCTACGACTGGGGTGTTACGCCGGCGGACCACTCGCATGACGCTACGCGGAGCCTGGTTTAATTGATTGATTAACCAGAGCTCATGTGCGGTGTCTTTAGGAGAAGCTGCCTTCCTGCCCGTAGGGAGTGTCCATTGAGGAGAATAACAGTTCTTGAAGGAGGGCGCGGGGCACGGGATGACCTGGACTGCGTGCCGGTAGGCGGAGCGTGATACGTACCTCTCACCTAGTGAGTAGGCAAAGGCGTACACGGCATCCGCTACCGGGGCTGGATCTGCAAGAGCAGGCGAACAGAATCTGCTAAGACACTC